ACCCCGTAAATCGAAGTTACCCTTGATATAAGCCAGCTCCTTCTCCTTCTCATGCTCGTCATTACGGACCTGTTGATCGGCCTCGGCTTTTTGCTGCACAAGTCGTTGTTGATTCTGGTACTCCTCCTGTCTTACACGATCTGCGTAAGATCTGGCATCCCTTCCTATCTGATTCATCTCAGCCGTCGAGTTGGCATTCATCATTCTAGTGATATCAAGCAAGTCATTGCCCAAAGTATTCGTCTGTAATATATATTGCTTCAAATTCTCCAATTCCAGACGTTTCTTGGAATTAGAGACAGCCATAACATTAAGATGACGTAACGACAAGCTATTATCCGTAAGACTGACGTAAGCCAAGGACAGATCGCTGTTCCTGTACATCACGGTCCAATCGTATCCTTCCTTCTGGCATACTTGAGCCACGGCTAGATGAATATCCAATGTCCGTTTCTTGAAGTCATCGAAATCATTAAAGTAAGTCTGGGTCTGTAGCATAGTAGCGTTAACTCCCTGTTTTACGCCCGTAGAACTCTCGTATCTAGTTGACTGACCCATCGCTTGCTCGGATATACCTATCATCCTATAAGCCATCATATAGGCGTAAGATGCCATTTCCATACGGGATCTTATCTGATCCGTATTAGTAAGATCATATACACCGAACTGATTATATATGCTGCTCATCTGCGGATTCTGGTAAGGATTGTTTGTGTTATTACCACCTACACCCATAAATGAGACGGACTTAACGATCTGCATAAAAGTAGCCAAAGCTCCCTTCTTGTCCATCATATCCTTATATTCCGTAGGCAGGAATCCTAAGTCGCCTAAGAAGAACTTACCGATCTCCTTCTCGGCGTTATTGTATAGCTGGTTCATAGCAAGGTTATACATCATCTGGAACGGCTGTATGCGATCAGCGAGACTAGACCCTATAAATCCAGAAACCGGAATGACATAATCATACAGACTGCTATCACCATGTATCTGATGAGGTATTGGATCCCCACCAATATATATAGGCTTATCCATTAAATTACCTCCGGTGATCTTAACGCCAAACCTAACCTCAGGGACATACTCCAAGATATAGGTGTTCACCTCAGGATCACCAACAGCATCGGCCATAACCCTCTTTACTTTCTTTATGCCATTCTTCTCCAAGAATTCCGGGAGCAACTCATCGGTTACAAGTTCCTGATCAACCATCCCGGTCTCTGTCATATAAGTTATTAAGAATACCGGTTTCATGGATACCCAATATCCTTCCATAACCCTAAAAAGGCGAGAGTCTATCTCATATCCCTTACCATCGGCCATACCGGAGTTGAAATATCCAAAGGGATGGAAGCGGGGCAAGAAGCGGGGTTGGGTGTGTTCCTCCCCGTCAGGTCCGAAGGTATGGTACTCTCCCATCGGCACACCATAATAGTCCTCAGCGGCGACTATAGACTCATAGTCATGGTATCCTTTCCATGGAATAACCTCATTCTCATACATACCGGTAATAGACGGTTTCTTTTTCTTCCAATCATACCTAGCACCGTCATTAGATACCCATCCCTCATAATCATCGTCACCTCCCATAATCCGACGCTTGTCTTTGGCCGTCATCTTATGGCCGTATCTTGATATCAACTCAACACCCTCGTAATAATGAAGACGGCCTACATAAGATCCATATTGCGGGTATTTCACATCAGGATGGAAAACCTCCATCGGACTCCATACCTCCGGACGATAATAGTCGAAGCCAACGAAATGGTTCCGGAACATCTTTCCGCTAAGAAGACGATCCCTGTAATTCTCCCTGTCAAGCTCATCCATATAAAACCGGCTACGATCAGCCTCGATCGTATGATCTCCCCATACAGCCGCCTGCGTCTTCCATCTGGTACTCATGAACCTCTGGATATCATCAGGGGTCATAGACGTCTTGGCCTGTTGGATTTGCTGAACATAAGCCTGACGCTCCTCCTCAGAGTTAAACTCATTGTACGTAGGATCAAGACCAGCCTCTACAAGACGCTGATTGACGATAATATCCCACTGTTCTTGTATATGACGATGAAGTAAGTTTGACATCGTATCCTCATACTCACTTATAGCCATATCACCTACCTCATTAACCGTATACTTATCCTGTAGGTTTGTCAGCCATCCCTCAAAGGCGTTTACGATACCACCTATGATATCATAATGTTTCAAGAAAGAAGGTATCCTTATATCGCTCCTTAGCTTCTGCACGTTCCTTAACTGAGGGATAACATCCGCCATCTCCATAAAAGATAACTTACCATCCGCCATCAGATAATAGTCACGGTACATCTGGTTACGATCATACTGTTTCAACCCTATCGTCTCAAGAGCGTCCATACAATCCTCCTTCCATTTTCTGTTCTTTTTCTTCGTGGAAATAGCCTGAGGAGGTAATCCTAATAACGCTCCTTTTGCTGGAAACGAATGATCTCTATTAAACACTTCCATGATTATTCAATTTTATTTACAACAAAGATAGGCGTTTAATTGACATTCATTTACCTAAAAGCTCCTATAGATACCGATCCAAACGCAGAGGCATATATCTCATGGTGTTTATAAGCATCTTCCTTACGGGCGTTATTCATCTCATCTATCTTCGATTTAGGCATGTAGTTATTATCATCAAAATACCTAGCGAGAACCAACGCATGCCCGAAGGCTATTATCCTATCGACGTTCAATCCGGGCTTATACTGTATTATCTCATCCAATAGGGCTATATCATCGATCAGCTCAATACCCTTGACAGTTATATCAAGACCAGTCTGATCATCATAACCAATAACGAAATCCTGCCAGCAATAATCCACTACGCACGAGAATAGCAGGTTCTGGTTGCCGGGGGTCGGGTATAGCCCCAGCTTGCTGTTCTGCCGGGAGCCTGCCTTCACATACTTATTGGCTATTGCCTCACCAGCAAACAGAAAGAAAGACGCTGGCATACCGCTTTTACGGTTAAGATACTGCTCATACATCTGGTCAGCGTTCTCCATAAGACATATAGCACCATATCCTTTCTGAAGTACCTCGCATGTACGACAGAATTGGTCTATAGATGATGGGCGGGATACGTAAGAGGCAACTATTCTATAGGCATAAGGATCTCGGATACCAACACGCCTTTTGAATATATAAAAGGATCCCAATGAAGGAGTATCAGACTTGGCCTGCTTATACGGATCTTGGCCCGCCACATAAATAAAATCATCAAACCTATTGGATTGAGGCATCTCGAATATCTGGACAGGAGCGTCAATAACACCGCCGCTAAACGGGAATCCAGCCAGTTGCTTATTCGATTTAGTAGTCCCCAGTTTATTACCTGACTCAAGAAAGACATCACACAGCATACCGCTATATTGCCCCGACTCAAGGAGATCATTCTTATGCTTGATAGCGTACTCGACCGGGAATAGGTTCTGGGATGAGCTTAAAAAACAGTCGTCAATCGTAAATGGATAGAACATGGTATGAGAAGTGTACGCAACCCTATCTTTTGTAGATAGTTTCTTCCGTTCCTCATTAAGTTTATTGGTACTAGCCTCGAAATCAGTAGCGTCGATCTTGATCTTATTAAGCTTCTTGTCATCAGGCTTACCAAGATAATCGCCCAATCCTATAGTTCTCTTAACACCGGAGTTAGCCATCTGACCGGGGACAAACATCGCCCATTTCCTTTCTTTCCATGTTTTCCCTTTCATGGCTCTCCGATTTAAAATATCCCAGTCCATGACCATGAGATTGTATGTATCAGGATCAGAGAACATCTCCTGAGCGTCCTTGGATAGTTCCACCTCACCACCGGTACCAGCCAAGATAGGACTGAGACGCCAGCCATAAGGAGTGTCGTAGGACGGCATGGCGGCCGTGTACGGTTTCTTGATAGGTCCCTTACCTACCTCGTCGAAAATAGCCGTGGCTGGGGTCAGACCGGCAGTCTTCTGCGTAGATGTCTTCCTACCCATGTTGATATTGGCTATGGATATTATGGCATGAACATCACGGACCCCGTTGGACATACGCTTGCCTAAGGTGACACCAGAACTCCAATCGGTCTTGGTCCTGTTAATCCTGAAAAAAGGATGCACATGATCAAGCCCATACTCACAATACTCACCTATATTAGATAAATCGCTATCGCTGAAACCTACCACGGAATGACTAAGCCCGATCGTCATGGTAGCGTTCATCTGAAGAAGGGATGACATGATAGTCGTATTATGAGATACGACAAAATTGGTGGTAAGAAACTGATGGGACTTATTATCGACCTCAATACAAGTAGCTTTATATTTCCCGTAATAATCTATATCGGATATCCTAAGCCTATTATGGGTCTTGGATATATACATATCATCACCATCCATGACGCAATAATATCCCATAGACCAGAATATTCTTCTTACGAATGATATAATATACTCACTTTTGTAAACAACCTCAAAACGATCATCGCCGGTGCTTATACCGCAAGCGATCTTCATGAACGAGCTTATAAATAACTCTTTCTGTTTTTTGGATGAATAAATGACATCATCCATCTCCTTCTTGCTTAGCTCAAAGATCCTGTCGGTAGCGCCACAAAGGAAAGAGGCGACCAGAGACCCCATGAGCTGGGGTGATATCAGCCAACGCCGCTCAGGAAAATCAACCGCCTCCCCCATATCTATAGTCATTTTAGAGAAGTCAGAGTGGATAATACCCATAGTACTCATGACTTTATAATCACCATGATACCTGACCTTCCACTGGTGCTGCCCGCAACACACCACGCTGCGACCGTCCTCAAAGGTCACTTTGTACGTATCAACGAATCCCTGAGGATATACGCCCGCTATGGTAGTAAGATTCCCGTCATCACCGTATATGATATCTCCTATATCGGCGAATCCTATTTTCTTGGAACCATAAGGAGTGTATATAAGCTCCGAGTCCATAAGGGCCTTTCCAAAACGACGGGTACCGAACATCCCCAGCCCTTTCTTCTCCTGACGGGCACGTTGGTACATCTCGGCGAAAAACCATTCGTTATCACGCAAACGACTGATCGCTGGCACACGTTCCCCGTTTGGAAGATCCTGGAATACGGGGAAGAAATTAACATGCCAATAAAGCCATGGGGGGATGAACGTACCATTGATAGTCACCCCGTACTTGACCTTATAAGCCTCTTCTTTAAAGAACTGCTTAACATCGTCATCCTGATCCTCCCATCCGAACAGATCGTTCCATACAGGGGGATTCCTCATGTTTACATAAAATTCTGGACTCGTGCTTAAACTCATTTCATAATATCCTTTAAAACAGACTCGATTCCACCAGAAACCTGACCCTTACGTTCCTTTTTCTGGACATTGCTTACAGACCTATATACATCCATGATCCCGCTCTTCTCCATATAAGAATCATTCCATGTATTTATCTTATCGATTAATTTTGATATGAAGTCAAATGCCCTAGCCATATCCTCCGGCTTCTCCTTATCCCAAGGATGTTTATCAATATAAGTCTTAGCGTCGTTTATAGCCTTAGCTATGACCTCAAGATTATCATTGACCCGATCAGCGTCCTTACTCGTCGGCTTTCGTCTTCCCTGTGGCATTGGCTTTCATATCCTTAAACTCGTTATACTGTTTCATAAGAAGCTCATAAGACTGAACAACCCCGATCTTACTTACTTCCGCCACGCTCATGTCATGGAACATATCCTCAAGCTCCTTGTCGGCATATCTCAGACGTTCCTTGTCATCATAAAACACGAATCCAGATGTCCTGTCTTCTATAATACCCTTGGCGGTGGACGCATATGTCGTATCTAAATCCAGATCCATACCGAAGCTAGTAGCCAACTGGATTATGAACATCAACCTAGAATTGACTTTTACAGCCTCTATATTCAACATCTGTATCTTATGGGTCATCTCATGAAGAACGACAAAATCCTCCTCTTTTATCAACGAAGATGATTTAAGGGCTATCTTCTTAGTCCTATCCTCAATATCGCTATACAGACGCTTGCTCTCACGTTTTATGGCTATCCAATGCCTTATATGGGTATCCGCCTCTTCTTTAAGATAATCTCTAATCTCTGTTTTTATATCTTTATCTTCCATATTACGCATTATAATCATTGTTGTTTAACTCAATCTCATCACTGATACTCTGATCTATTATTCTTAATAAATCTCTGGTGCTAATATCCCGCAAGAAGCGTACGTTACCACCATTAGCCTTAGCAACTCTCCTTAAAGCGGAGTAAAGTATATCACCCAGCGAATATTCGGGTAACTCACGGCAACCGACTTCCATGACAATAAGAGCATGGATACGATCATCTATCTTACTTCTTACGGGACTTCGCATAGTATTTACTTATAAGCTTCCCCTATAATACGTAGCGGGAAATGTTTGAAATTACGTTCAGGATCATCCTTCGTATAACCCATAAGAGATAGATGTTTCTCAAAATGACCTTCCGTATATTTTGAGGTATCTAACGTCATCCTAAATATAGTTCTATTCTCATTGTCAGGATGTTTGTTATATGACACGTCTCCCATACATCCACATCCAAGATGATGCTCCTTGACATGGAAACCATCTTTATGGGTGATAAATAACACGATTTCTATCTTATCACCTATTTTATGATCAAAAATATTTAGATAAAACTCGCTCTCGTCATCCGTAAGTCCTATATCAAATGCATCGTTAGGGCACTCGATATTAAAATCGTTATGATCGGCGGTTATGACCTCCATGGCGTTCCATTTGGCTTTCTCTCCTTCCACGAACTTCAACGGGCATACCTCGGTCTTCATCCAAGCTTTCTCCTTGATAAAACAACCACACAACGAGCATCCCGGTCTTCCAATCAATCTATGGAATAATACCTTAGGCGGCAATTTAAAGAACCTGATATTAGAAGAGTTCTTAGGACATTTCTTGCATAATTCAAGACGATTCTTATACCATTCGGGATAATCCTTCTCATCCTTAGGAATCCTGCCCAATAAACTATCTTCCCAAGCCTGGGCTATTACTTGGGCTTTACCAATTGTTTGCACGATAATTATTTTTTAAACTGTTTTTGTTGAAAATCCTGTAATTGTTCCCATGTCATTCCATACCGACATTGATACATGGCCTCATGGTTATCACGTATAAGAGGATCTCCGTTCTTCAACCCCTCCATATCCTCTATCGCCTTAATCTTCTTATCCAGACAATCAAGCTCAATAGGCATCCTTTCATCCGGATAACGATTACCTTCCTTGACAAATATCCGACGTATCTTATCACGTCTTACCCGCATCTCGCGAAGATTGCATATAACGTATCCGATAAACGGGATCCTGATAGATATATTATCGGTATATCTGGAGAGATGATGGATATAAGATACGGATGCTTTCATGCACCACTCTACCTGTTGTTTGGTAAACTTCCCATCAGATCTTCTTACCACCTCATCCACGATATCCCTATCGAATGAAATAAGATTCCTACCCATCAATATCCAATTTGTTTCTCTTGAACACAAACCCCATTACACGGGTATCATCACCCTCCCCGTCAAGAATAAAATAGTTACGTAAGCTTCTCATCTCAATAGACAGATCACGGGTACGGAAGTTCCCGTTCTTCTTGTCCACCAGAAAACCCCCACGTTTAAGCTCGTTGTTCAGGACAGCGACGTAAGATTCCTTCTGTCCATGACAATCCATGTACTTAGCCCTTGTATCATCCGAGTATCCGTAGTTGATGTAGAAAGAAAGTAAGTTTATCGTCCTTTCGGTAATCAAGCTCTTACCCTTAGAATCCAGATAGCCGTTGTATATCCTTAAGAATTGCTGGATCATATCCAGTCTAGTATCATAAGGCAACGCAAATACGAAAGCTTTCCTTTGCTCAGCCATATAAAATTAGTTTTCAGCAAAACTACTTAAAAAAAATATCGTTGTCAAGAAATTATGCCATAATCAACATAATATATGCTGATTAACATGTATTTAAGAACATCCAAATGGGAAAAGGCGGTGGAAGTGGCGGAGGAAAGCCAGATAAGTCCACCGTAAGCCACGGCAATGAGGCCAGTGGAGCACAGACCATACATGCCTCCGAGCGGCGGTGGACAGCCCTATCCTGCCTCAAGGGACATGACCACCCATTTTCCCTTTGGATTCCTTCTTGCTATGTTATGGGATATAAAGCCAAGGGGAAATGGGAAGCCTTGGGCGATGGAGCCTGCCGTAGAAGATACGGGCAGCCGGAGCGCGAGCGATCGTACAAGACCTCGCTTTTTCTTCTTTGGCTTTTGCTCCACCCGATCCCCCTACCGGGGTACCGGCTTCCGGTATAGGATACGGCTTCTACCATGTTTAGCCTGCGGTATCCTGCCTGACGGCACCATACCTTGGCGGTAAAAAGCAATGTTTTATTAAATAGAGACTTTAAGCGGAGTACACAGGGACTCGACGTCAGGAGAGGTTCTGTGTACGGATAGAGATATTAGAAAGTAGTATATATTTATAGAGTTAATTATATTTAATAAATATACCTATTAACGCGCGCGTAACAAGTGTCGTGTCAAAAATGATCTTCCACAAACACAGTGATTTACCCTCTCTAATTTATTACGATAATTTCGTATAAACAACAAATGGGTGACCTTCACAGGCTACCCATCCATCCGAATAACTTGTTTCGTATTGATGAAACTTGTATATTCGCAGCAAATAAAATCTCATATGGGAACAAAGATAGGAATTTTACATATAATGAAATCAAATTTCGATAAGATTATTACCGAAAGATATACTCCACGTAATATTCAGGTCAAAAAAGATGAGCTAGGATGCGTAAAACTTCCAGCCGGGTCACTTATATGTCCAGTCGATTTTAAACCTGTTACCAATAAGGAAGGCAAAAAAGTGACAGCTATAAAATATTCATTGAAACATGATGAGTATCATGGATCAGGTATTCAGATCAGTGATGAATGTAAGATGGCAATGATATATCTTATTATCATAAACGTATTCAAACATGTGTTTCTAAGAAATAGGATGCATGGCGGGAATAGAGATCAGATAGAGATCAATACCAATGATTTTATTGATATCCTATCAGATGGATGCGCTTATTTCTGCTACCGCCATGTGTTAAGGGATTCTCATGAGGATATGAACTACCAGCTTATAAGCTTAAAGGCTTGGGCTGAAGGAGAGATTATGATAGCTTTATCAGATATCATAAAATACAAGCATAAGGCTAGTAAGACCCCAAGGATAAAGGATATGTTTGTAAAGAAAGGAGAATCTGTATATACCTGCCTTGATAAAAATCTTGATTCGAATACCAGAAGATGGATGGCTAACAAAAGTCGTAAATTAAATAGAGTCAAGATGTTATCAAAAATAATATTCTCAGCTAGAAACAGAAATATAAATAAGATATATAAGATAACTAAAAAAAGAACTGTCAAATTCAATGTGTCATATCTTATGGATAGATTGAATATAAAGTTATCAAAAGAAGGTATGATGCCAATATCCCAAAGAACGGTATATCGGATGATAAAAGAAGTTCTTGGCATGTGCTGTAAGACTATATCCGATTTATATGATGAGGTAAAGAAAAACAACGGAATAGTCAATACCAAAGATAGGAAAAACGTAAATATAGGACACCTAAGACTATCATACCGAGGAACGATAATGCATATAATCATCGCAGAAGATTATATAAGAGACGTTTTCTTAGGGGTAAAAGGAACTGAGATGAGTAAGGCTGGATGATTTGAGTATCAGATATAAAATTTAATATTTACATATTATTCACATTTATTTTTATTAGTTAATTATAACTATTCGTATCTTTGTACCATAATCTTAAAAGATATGGTAAAAGAGGATTTTAGAAATGAAAACGACCTCCTTCGTCATATTATGACGGTGGATAAAAACGTAGAGCAGGGTCGTGCCTTGAAGAAGATTTTCACCACTAGGGAGAATCTGTTTATTACCGGTAGAGCTGGTAGTGGTAAAAGTACGTTCATGAGACGTATCGTAAAGTTCTTGGGTAAGTGCGTTATCGTAGCCCCAACTGGAGTAGCGGCGTTGAATGCCGGTGGACAGACCATCCATTCGTTCTTCTCTATAAAGAACGATCCTTACATCCCTTCTATCGAGAGAGGTATGTTGTCTAATAAGGTGGATGTAAGTCCGTTTATGAAGAAGAAGATCAAGAATCTTGATACTATCGTTATCGACGAGATCAGTATGGTAAGACCTGATTTGCTTGATGAGGTAGCTGACGTACTTAGACAATGCAGGCGTAGCAAGGAACCCTTCGGTGGAGTTAGGTTGATTATGTTTGGAGATCTATCACAACTACCACCTGTGGTGACGGCGGATGATTTTATCGACAAATATTATGAGAGCCGGTTCTTTTTCTCATCAAAGGCATTAAGAGCGTCAGGATTCTCGGTCATTACCTTCGAGAACGTATTTCGTCAAAAAGATCCTCAGCTTCTTTCCGTACTTGAGGATATAAGATGTGGGGTTATTACCGATGAGTCAAGACAGATATTGGATAGTAGGGTCAAGTACCCGGATAATATGGATAATACTATAATTATATGCTCAACTAACAAAGAAGCTTATGAGATAAATAAGACTAATCTTGATAAGATCAATAATAAGGTATTTAAGTTCGATGCTACTGTATTCGGGGAGAAGCCTGTAGCGCCCTGTGAGGATGAGCTTATAGTAAAGGTAGGAGCTAAGGTCATAATAACCAGAAACGGCAACGGGTATGTCAATGGCTCGATGGGTATCATAACCAGCATAGATACTGTTGATGAGACGATATATGTTCATCTAGATAACGATACTGAGGTGGATATAACCAAAGAGAAGTGGGAGAAGATGAAGTATAAGCAGGTAGATGATTCCCTTGAAGGCATTTCTTGCGGCTATATAATACAATATCCATTGAGGTTAGGATACGCCATAACTGTCCATAAGTCCCAGGGAATGACTTTAGATAATATATTTGTAGACATCAGCAGAGCCTTCGAGATAGGGCAGATATATACCGCTCTTTCAAGATGTAGGTCTATAGACGGGCTTTATCTAAAATCAGTGCCTAAGGAAGATATGGTACTGCTAAGCGATAAGATATCTGACTTTATAGAGAAGGTGGATGAGAATGAAGGTGTTTTGAATCCGGAAAAGATATCTGATATCGGGAAGGATATGATCAAGAAACAACAGGATTTGTTTAATTTCGAGGAATACGGATTATAATGGCTAAGAAAGAACTTTTTTCAGACGTAGATGAGTTAGTATCATCTTTAAATAAAGAGCTTGGAGAAGGCTCGATAATGAACTTCGGCGATGATAAGCCTATAATATCCATACCAAGGGAAAGCACTGGTTCGCTGGTGGTGGACAAGGCCCTCGGCGGCGGATGGGCGGTAGGCCGGATCCATGAGCTGGTCGGCATGGAATCTTGTGGCAAGACCATGATGTGTACGTTAAGTATGATCGAGTTCCAGAAAAAACATCCCGATAAGCTGGTAGCTATAATAGACGTGGAGAACGCTTTTGATATTGAATACGCTAAGAAGATGGGATTGGACGTTAACCGGTTCCTTATTTCCCAGCCAAGCTACGGGGAGTTGGCTATCGATATCACGGCCAAGCTGGTGGAGTCCGGCAGGGTAGGCTTCATTGTCGTGGATTCCGTGGCGAACTTGGTCCCGAAGAAGGAGATCGAGGGTGATATGGAAGACAGCAACATGGGATTACAAGCCCGGTTGATGTCAAAAGCTATGAGAGTTCTTACCGGGATCGTAAACAAAAGCGATTGTGTTCTGGTGTTCATCAACCAGTATCGGGAGAAGATCGGTGTAATATACGGTGATCCGAAGGTAACAACTGGTGGTAACGCTCTTAAATTCTACGCCTCTATTCGTATGGAAATGTCAAGGAAGAAGGTTATTGTAGGAGAAGATGGCTCTTCTATCGGTCATGAGGTTCGGATAAAGGTATTGAAGAACAAGACAGCTATACCTTTCCAGATAGCAGAGACAGCCTTGTATTATGGCGTAGGATTTGACAAGGAGCTTGAACTTTTGAAGTTATGTGAAGAAACCGGTATCTTTACCCGTAAAGGATCATGGTACTGGTACGGAGAGGTCCGGGTAGGCAATGGAGTGGATAATACGTTAAGTATTATGAGAGATAATCAAGAATTGTGTCAAGAATTAAGAACTAAATTAAATATTTGATTATATGGCAATCGGAGTAAAATTTGTAGACGTAATACCATCCAGTGTAGAGAACGCTGTCGAGGTTAAGAAAGGGGATGTGAAAAACTATTTGTTCGTAGGTATTCCCATGAGTGAGTTTATCGGGAAGAGATATGAGTATGAGGGATTCATATACATGTGCCTACAGGGTGTCACTGGTGGTACGGAACTTGGCGGAGATATAGCCATAGCCGTATTGAGACCGATTCGCCCCGCCGTCGGGCAGGCATCTTATCATTTGGTATCGTATACACCTCTTACGTATACGAGATCTGATGTGGCGATATTCCTTCGCAATGGTGATTTTAAGGTTGTTAAACGTGACGATTGTAATCTTATCTGATCATGGGGACATATATATCGATAAAATCAACGGTAAACGCATTCAGGTACGGGATTGATCCTATACCTGAATGGTTCGACAAGATATCCCAAAGAACCAAGGAACTTGATGTGATGGTCGATGGTAGCAAGGTAAAGACTTTGGATATAAGACTAGAAAACGGCATTCTACGGGCTTTTTACGGTTATTATATAGGTATGTATCCGGATAACTCGATACAGGTGTTTAGACCTGAGGATTTTCATTCATTATATACCTTAAAAATATGAATATAGCGATAGGAATAGATCCGGGTATAGATACCGGAGGATTGTCCATGATCCCAGAAAATGGCGAGGTTAAGGTAATTATGACTCCAAGGATATCGGTTAAGGGGGATATAGATCTTAGGGCTATATCAAGCTTCTTCCTAGATGCCGCAGATAAAATCCAAGAAGGAGGTGGGGGGACGCTGGCGATCGCCGTCGAGGACGTCCACAGCATCCACAACAGCTCGGCCGCCAGCAACTTCACCTTTGGCGGGAGACGCCGGGAACCGAACGCCCTATTCGCTATGATGGTGGAGATGATGGAGCGATACGGATCTCACCCGGATGTTAGGTTCATGTTCGAGGAGGTGCAACCAAAGACCTGGCAGAAGGAGCTTCATACGACATCCGATCGGGTGTATACGGCGGCGAAGTTAGACACGAAGGCTACCTCCATCCGATGCGCCATGCGCCTTTTCCCTTTGGTCTCTTTCGTGAAACCATGGTCAGGGAAAGGAGTGCAACCTACTAAGATACAAGACGGAATGTGTGATGCCACGCTTATAGCCGAGTATATTAGACGTAAGTTTAAACTATTTTAATACTATTAAGTATTTATTGTATTTGTATTAATATAATTATGATTACATTTGCGATGTAATAAAAAGTTGTTCGTTATGCTTATAAGATGCTTGTCGAAGTCATTAAATGAGAAGTTGGGTAAACTGGATACGGTGGTTAAGAACGCCGGTTCCAACTCCCTTTATAAGGATCTTAAGATAGATGTTGTCAATAATCTGGCTTATATCACTTCCGTAAATGCCAAGGTATGTGTTATAGAGCGATTGGAGGTAGAGGCTGACTCTAACTTCTCTTTCTTGGTAGAGGCAAGCTCTTTTATTAAGTTCATGAAAAAACATAAGAATTGCGAGATTACGATACTGCTTTCAGATAAAAAAGATCAGATAACGATCTGCTATGCTTCTGGTGAGTATAGTTGTCCGGCTTTTGATATCAATACATTCCCGCAGGTACATAAGATACTTGATGGAGGAATTAAGGTTAAGATGAGCGATTATGTTTCGATTCTTAACAAAGCCAGCGATTATACGGAGGTAGATGACTTTTATCCATGCATCGAGAATGTGGTAATTGATATTGATGATATTAATATCAATATAGTAAGTACGGATAGAAATACTATTTACAGGTATTTTGTCCCTAATCAGGATAAGGTAGAGAAGATGTTTATCCATGTATCGAACGAATCCGCGATATTGCTTGATAAGCATATCAATAAGTCATCGGATATGTTGTCTATAAAAGTGGACGATACTAAGACTTATTTCTCTACGCCTGATATGGATATGTATGAGACCCATTTTGAGGGTAATTATCCAAATTGGAGGTTCGTGGACGAGCATTTTGTCAAAACAAGTACCTATGTCTTTGATAAGGATCTACTCGTCCAAGCCCTCCAAAACAATCTTAAGGTAAATGAGTTCGATCATTGCAAGTTGATATTTACCGATAAAGGATGCGGTATTATGTCAGAGAGCCCGTCTTCAGGTAAATCATGTAAGGAAAGACTTACTTCTTTGTCTCATCATGGTGAAGATATTATATGTAACGTATTATGTGGAAGATATCTTGGTATTATAAAAAGCGTCTCATGTAATAGGGTGGTTATCGAGCATGATCATAAATCTCATTTCAATAAGATTTATGGGGAGGATAATAAGAACGAGTATTTCTTGTCATCATCAGTTATTGTTTAATATTTAAAAATATATAAAATGGGAGTTAGAGAAAATTCATCAGGTGGTAATAACCATTATTTTAAAGTAAGTGGTAGCGGATTATTATATCAGTCATCGAGAGAGCCAAAGGAAGGTTTCGAGGAGCATATAAACGAGAAGACCGGAGCCGTTTCTTATTGGAGGGTATTCTGGAACGGTATTGAAGGTTATTTGTCTGATATCAATGTGCGAGAAGTGGAGTTCAATGGGGTAAAAGCCAAATACGTATCCATAAAGATAAGTGATGAGGATGGGAATTACTTCATAAACGTTCCTTTGATTACTCAAAAAGGAGGTATTAATAATTACGTGAAGTCACTGGTAAGGTACTTGCCTAATATTAACCTAGAACGTAAGGTGGTAATAAATCCTGCTCATGCTAGGAAAGGGTATCAATATGCTCCCGGTAATTTTTTCATTTCATACGCTAGGGAAACTCCAGATGGGAAGGACGAGCTTATCCAGCAATATTATAAGAACGGACAGAACGGATGGCCTGATAGGGTAGAGAGCACGGATATAATGGGTAACAAGAAATTCGATTATACGGCTCAAGACACTTTCGCTTTTCAAGTATTTAAACAATATCTTGAAAAGTTTAAGGCTGAAAACGAAAAATCGGAACAGAATAGAGGCCAAAGCATAGGCGCTACGCCAACCGCACAGACGCCCCCACCGTCATATGCAACGCAGGCTCCATCGCAAACGCCTCCTCCATCATACCAGCAGGCTCCGCAGCAAGCGCAAGCCCCTTTGTTTGGAGGTCAACAACAACCTCCTCAATATCCTCCTTTTGGAGACGACAGTGATCTTCCATTTTAATTAACTAATTAAAAATCAGAAAGTTAATGGAGAGTAATTTCAATATATCTACTAAAGTGAATCGTGTCTCGATGCCTACCCAAAATAAGGTAGATACGGTTATGAAGAACCTAGGGCATCGATCTTGTATAGCGTATTCCGAGGAAAAGGATATGTATTATAAGGATGGAGAATGGGTAGCGTCAGATCTTGACGCTACTATCTTACCTCTTAGGGAGATGTTCGAGAAGACATCTGATTTGAAGTTAGGATTGAAGATCGTTTATTTAATAATCAAATTATAATTGCCAGTATTGAGGATATTAAAAAGCTTCTGGAAAGCAAGTCGTTTACATCAGCCAGAGACCTTGATGAGCTTGAGGAGAAGCCGGATGATAAACAAAACGAGGTTAGATTGAATTGCGACCCTATGGTAGGGATGATGGAGGAAGAGGGGAAGATCTTCCTTAACTCCGTAAGATTCTCGAAAGCATGGAACTCGTTGGGTAAGGATATTCCTATCAAGCAGGGTAACGCTTTCCCATTAGGACAGGGTGATGTCCTTGATATAGACACAGGGGTATGGGCGTCGTTTCCGGATAATACCATAGGGGTGTTGATGATGCTGCCGTCGTTTACCGGAGATACGGGACTTACTTTGGTAGGATCACCGTTCGTCTCGTCTAATAACGGGAATATCATGATCAGGGTCACTAATGTCCGTAAGGATATGGCTATAGTCGAGAAAGACAAACATATAGCTGAGTTAATTATAGTCGGCAAGATAAAAGCCGATATTTTTAGAACTTATAAAAGTAATGAAGATGTTCGGATTGAAGATAGTAAAGAATAGTTATATAAATACCCTAAAAAAAGATCTAGATGAGGCTAGCAGATTAAAAAGGGATTATGAGGATGCCCGTAAGAATATAACGGAATTGGAAGAGAAAATAAAGTATCTTGATACGCTTGTTGATTCTCTTGATATGGATATAGATTCCAAGGATTCTCATATAGTTAAGATGGGGAATGAGCTTAGTAAATCAAGAGAGCTATATAATGAGTCGGTAAAAGAGAAAGAAACCCTTAAACGGGCTTATATGGATATTGAGAAGAAACATAAGTTATCATCTAAATTACTCGATGAGGCTAGAAGAAGATATAAGGAACTTGAGGACCAGAATAAAATCATGTCAGATCGTATCAAGTATCTGGAGGCAGAGATTTTAGACATCGATGTTCCTAATGAGGTTGTTGTTGATGAGGATAAGATGGATCCTAACTCAGGTCATATTGATATACCTGAAAATAACGCCTCTGAGGTCGCTGATGCCGGTATTGACGTAAATGTCGAGAATAAGGCGGAGGATAAGAAGAAATCTAAGAAACGTAAAAAATCTAAGAAAAGTGAATAAGATCTTGTTTTTCTTGTTAACGTTATTTACCTTAGCGGTTGTCGGATGCGGTACGTCAAGAACCTATTATACGGAATATGATACTACTGACATATCTTATGTAGTGGATTCTATAGTGTCTTCCGGGACCGTGATGGGCCAATGGAAGGAGTGGCGGTTTACGCTGGACGACGGCCGGGTCGATAACTTTGGCTTCACCGCCCTATACGACGCCAAGGGAAAGGCTAGAGGGTCTATACAGGTAAGGCAAAGATCCGATACGTTTAATATCAAGATAATTGATTACCATAAAAAAGATAAGTAATGGAATACGGACTAGGTTACATACCATCGCCAGCAGATGATAGGGACGCTATTATGAACATGCGGCATGAGGCTGTCCCTGATGAGTATAAGGTCAATAACGTTGATAGCGTAGTGGATCAAGGATCTTCTCCTATTTGCGCCGCGGTAAGCTTATCTGAGATACTTAACTGGAGAAAGAGTATAAGGGCTATTAAAAGACCGGCTAAGATCTCTCCCTACGATATATATGATCTGAGAGAGGATAAGGATCAAGACGGGATGGTTCTTCGTGACGCTATCAAGTCTATCAAGAACATAGGCGTAGATGGGGAGAAAATAAACAGTTACGCTAGGATCATAGATCCGGTATCGGCTAAGGTAGCTTTGATGTTGAATGGCCCTCTGGTTATAGGTCTGTATTGCTATAATTATGGTAATCGATTCTGGCAAGGCCAAGGACAGAACTTGGGAGGTCATGCCGTTATCCTCACCGGATGGGACAAGGCCGGCTTCATCCTACAGAACAGTTGGGGGACGGGATGGGGTAGGTCTGGCGTGGAGACGTTCCCGTTCGAGGATTGGCGCTATATGCTAGAATGTTGGACAATAGTTTCATAAAGTTACTATATAAACTTCGAGAAATTCCTATCCACATCCTCTTGTGAAAGCCGATGTGGTGTATTTAGGACCCGTAGCTCAATTGGTAAGAGCGACTGGCTCATAACCAGAAGGTTGTCGGTTCAAGCCCGGCCGGGTCCACGCTATTTTTTTTGGGGAAAAACTAGCATAGAGTTTTGTTATTAGATTTAGAGTTTAGATTTTGTTTGATGTCCTTGTCCGGGAGGATCGGGACATATGGATCCGAGGATCATTGGATGATTACCATAATATCGGAGATGCTGGTTCGATTCCAGCCGGATTCGCTAAAATATTGTTTTAATATGGATAATGGATATGTAGAGATAATAGATACGACTCATCATAGAGCTAGAAGTAGCGGAGCTGTATATGAACATATAATCGTGGCTGAAAGAAAAATAGGAAGACTTTTGAAGCCGGAAGAAGTCGTTCACCATATCAATAAAATAAGGCATGATAATAGACCTGATAATCTTATGATATTTAGATCTAATGCCGATCATACAAGGTTTCATCATGGAGCTGAGGTTTACTTTGATAAGGAAGGGATAGCGTATTGTAAACCCGTGGAAGTTAAGTATCGCTCGTGCCGCGGTAAGGATTTATGTCATGATACCGAGGGAAGTTCGTGTTTTGATTGTAATAACAAGAAAAGAAGAGAGGATATGTTATCCAAATATGGTGATATAACTAAGGATAAGCTTTTTGAGATGCTTAAAAATGAGTCTTTCCTAAGTGTCGGTAAAAAATTAGGCGTATCTGACAATATGGTAAGGAAAATATGTGATATCTTTGGCATTCCAAGACATGCCTCTTACTACAGAAAATTAAAGGATTGATAATTAGGGGAGTTAATTTAACGGATAGAATTTACGATTCCTAATCGTAGCGTGGATAAGGGTTCGATTCCCCCACTCCCCACATGGTGTTTTCTTAAACATATTCCCGTAGGTCGGTAATTAACGATAACCGGTAGACAGCCTACGGGAATCAACAAAATCTTACGTGCTTAAGATCGCTTTCAGTTCTATTTTTCGTGTGTAATCCATAGGAGGGTAGCACGACCCTCCTTTTTATAATAACTATTCGGGATGGACATTAATCAAATAAAAAAGTACCTGCCATTAGGATGGGATGTGGTTGATCTAATAGATCACGGCATAATTGATCTTGATATCATGAATGGTAAGATGATGGGTGAGTACGTGGCCGTGTTGATGATAAAATCTTATGATAAGACCAATGGCCATATCCTAACCGCTTTCTCGTTCCATGATAAAGATATGGATAAGTTGAGAATGTTGATAGGTAGAGCTATAATGGCGGTAGGATATAGGAATAATCCTCTTACTGGAGATGGGAACACGGCGATCAAATAAAGGTACCGAGTACACTGAAAGAGGGATATTGGATATCCTGAACAGAAAGTTCTTGGTATCTCCTAAATGGGTGATAAATAACCTGTATGTATATAACTGGGAGTCCGATTATCTGGCTATAACCAGATCCATGTACGCTTATGAGGTTGAGGTGAAGATCTCGTTGGATGACTATAACAAGGATTTCGAGAAGGAGGGTAAGCACCAAGTAATGCAAGGCTGGTTCGAGGTTAGAAGGCAAGCCCTATACGAGACCGTGGACTGGGTCAGGTACGGCCGCCCCAACTACTTCTACTACTGCGTTCCTGATGGGTTGGTTGATCCTAAGGACATACCTCCGTACGCCGGGCTCGCTTATGTTCGTGGCAGGAATTTGAGAAAGGTCAAGGATGCCCCTATCCTGCACCGTGATAAATTTGACCCAGAAGCTTATAAGATGGCGGATAAATTCTACTATAATTGGTGGAATGAGAGACGTAAGGCCAGACAGATAGAAGGGAAGGATATGAAAGACGAGTTCAGGAAAAGCATGAAAAAGGTGAAGGAGAAGATAACCGTCGATGCCAAGATCAAGGCGATGGAGGCGTTCTGGAGCGTCTGCGATTACGCCTACTGGCCGTACGGGGGAAGAGGGGTGCCCGGAATGAGACCCAACTGTTCCGCTTGTGGCGAGGAATGTAAATTACAATGCCCGAAAGGAAAGGAATTTAAAAACAAGATACGATGAGTAAGATTAAAAATGTATTGGCAAGAGCCATTTCATTGGCGTCAGAACAACCAATGAGCTATAATGAGGTAGAATCATTACTTGAAGATATAGATACTTGTAAGGTCAAGATATGGCTGGAAGAAGGAGCTATATCGCCTAAGTACGCCCATAAGGAGGACGCTTGCATGGATCTGTTCGTCAAGGATGTAGAACTTGACGGAGGCAGGATCATATATCACACCGGTGTACATGTGGCATTGCCGGAGGATTATGAGATGGAAATACGCCCTCGTAGTAGCATCACCAAAACAAAGTCTGTTATCCAAAACGCCCCGGGAACCGTTGACGAAGGATATAGAGGCGAGATTATGGTAGCATGTAGACGTGTGGATTGTTATGATGATCCTTCTTATTCGGTTGGGGACAAGGTAGCTCAATTGCTTATCCGTAGGAGGGAACGTATCGTATGGGATCAGGTGAAGTCGTTGGATGACCTCGGATATACCGATAGAGGCGATGGTGGATTCGGAAGCACGGGGAGGTGATCATGAGCGGAAGGGTTAAGATAAAGATCAAGGATAAGAAACCTAAGATCGATGTATTTAAGGTAATAGAGAGCCGGTTCAAGAATATGAACGAGCTTCGGGATCTGATCGACATGGATCCAAGGAAAGGGCTGGTCATGATCCGGGACGGGGCCGGCTTTAGGGAGGTGGAGAGGGGCGGATGCCCGCACCGGAACTACCTTAACCTGTTGGAGGAAGAACTGGGCGCTAAACTATCAATAGATCTGATAGATAAGTATGTTAAAAGAAAATAGCATACCACCTGCCCTAGGTAATTCCTAGGGCAGATCCGTTTTATATACCGATGTGTCTACCACTATCTGGTTATCCAGATCCTCAATCAACTCAATGATCTCATCCCTTATATCATAAGAAAGCAAGATCGGTATTATGGTTAGTATAAAAGATAGTATTATTCCTGATCCTATCATGATAGCAATATCATCGCGCTCTATATCTAACATCGGCATGACAAACATCAACCCGGACATGAATATCATCACGAACAACGTGGATATCTCATTTATCATATCCCTCTCCATTACGTCCTTAATCATATCTCCTCAACTTTAGTATGGTTTATTATCCCGCTGATATGACGGATACTTAATCCCGTCCTGTCCTTTATCTTACCATATACGTGGTTCCTTGATACGACCGTAGCCAAATCACCTGACTCGTACAGTATCTCATTATACATCCTATGGATCTCGTTGTCGCGGATAACCGTACTGTCCCTTACATATATCTTCTCAACGTCGTCGTCGCAGAAGAAGATCTTAAGCTTATGAGGTATGTCTCTAAACATGATTATAGTTTTGTCCCAAGGATATGAGATCTTGAGGATAAAACCAGAAGGAAGCCAAAAATAACGGGAGGCGGAGGGAGGGCGGGGGATGCCCGGAAGGATGGGAGACAGCCCCCGTTCTATTGGGTCAGTAGGGTGTATGATCACTCGATGTCACGTACAAATCGAACAGAAGAGGTTAGGCGCTTGTATCGGGTGAACGCGCGCCCATTGTTGAATAGTACGATCCATCCGGAGTTGGAGCTATGCTCTGAACTAGACCGATAATATCTGGTATCTAACGGCTGTCCACCAATAGCCAATAACGCGTTATTGACGCTAATCAAGTACATATATATCAATGAAAGCTGACCACATGATGGGATATACCAACCATCATATCCTTTAGCGTCAGCACTAGCTAAGAACGTATTAAGTACATGACCGGCTGTCGCGTAGGAAGTATAAGAACCGCCACCGGTAGTCACCCCTTTTAATACATTGGAATTCGCTTTCCCATCCCAATCAGATAAAGCCCCATTCGTCCAGGAGCTAACATCATCCGGAAGATATGGAGTACCTTTGTATGAATCTCGCTCAGGTCTCAGGAAACCAAAATCATTGCTCCCGTCTACTTTGTCATAATTTGTAATGCCAATCTGATCCTCGGGGAGGATGATACGCGGGACATTCGGGGAGGATGATACGCGGGATATTCGGGGAGGATGATATGCGGGATATTCGGGGAGGATGATATGCGGGACGGACCACCTCCCCGAAATCGGCCCGGCCGGGCTGCCGTTTTTGGACCAGCCCCCCCCTAATCCACAAAGGACGGGAAACAGGAACGGCAAACGATCTGCGATCCGAAAAATAATGCTTATTTTGTATTTAACTTGTTGATTGTCAATCATATAAATCGATATTTTAATATACGTTTACATTTGATTAGATTTATTACATATAATCGTCGAATTTTTATTGCAAAATATTTGTTTGAGGATAAAACATGTAGTATATTTGCCTATGTAAAAATAACATTAACAAACAGGCGCACCAGATGCTAATACAAGTCCCGAGGGTACGGGCAAACCTAATGACAAATAAAGAATTAAACAAAGTCCAGGACGAAGTAAAAAAAGCGAATGAAAAAACATTAACGGGTGCGGTAAAATTATGGTGTCAGCTCTTTAAATCCGGAAAAGAGATTAATGAAATCTTAAAAGAAAATGAGATTAAAGTAGATAAATCAATCGTCCCCGCTTTGGTCAATTTAGCTAAAGACAAAGAAGTTGTCATACAACTTTGTAAGGATATATTACCACGCATAAATAACACGTTTTGCGCATATAAAGAAGTGGAGCGTGAATACTATGATAAAAACGAACAGGATAAAAACAAAAAGCTTAAAATGAGCGAAATAGAGGATATAGCAATACTAGGATCGTCTCATAAACGCTTTGGATATAATGAGCCTATAGAGTACGATTTTGGCATATATTACGAAACGTTTAATGGCACTGACAAACGTATTGTAAAATGCGCCGTTCCTCTCAAACGGTATACATTTGCTTTAATAGCAAAATGTGTTACATACTATTTAACGCATCCAAAAAACGAAAGATAGCAAATAATTAACCCCTATATCATTTGTGTATAGGGGTATTATGGTAGCATACCTATGCGTTCCCGTCGCGCTACTGATTTAGACTAAATAGGTGGGATATTTAACATTTTGATATAAACATATTGCGGATCGTTAGAGTATCGAGAGTTCGCAGTAGGTAAGCCGCCGCTTAACAATGTGGTTTAGGTACTATCCTAGTCCAGGATAGTGCTATTATCTTTGGGTTTATATCAATCCGGTAAGCACGCTAGGTCAACCTAGTAGGCCGTGTAAAATTACGGGGTATATTGGTGTATATACGCATGTATAGGGCGTATGTCCATACGTTGCTAGAGTAACACGTATGGAGTGTATTACGGGGTTATAACCGTGCCAATGTATCAAAGCAATAACATATAAGGTTGCTTAAATACTTGTATGTTATATGTATTAATTAAAATAACAACCCTTACAAGGGTATTTTGTGCGGTTAAATTGACGGACAAAGTGCGCCTTGTCGATACGTATCACGAACAACGTATGTGCGTATTTGGCCGGCTTCGTTGTCGGCAAGGTGACGAAACCAAAGAAAATAGGGGGGGCGTGCGGGCGTGCGGCTGGTTGTATCGATAACGCCGGCCGTATTGTCCCCGGCTTACCGTTTTTTATTGGTGCCATTTAAAACTAATAAATTATGTATAGGAGAAAGTTTGACAATCTGAACAGAAGGCTAGCGTTTAGAAAAGAAAAGGCTTTAGAGGCGGTTAAAATAGCTCAAATGGAATTTTACATTGAGCTTACCAAAGAACTACACAAGTCTAATAAATTAGATTGCAGTAGGGGGTCGGATAAGTGCAGACGTAAGCGTGTTAGTTACATGGCAAACAAATTGCGACAATAGATCGTTTGTTTTTATTTGATTTTAAAGTTTGTGCCCTTATGTACTGTAGTGATATAGGACTGAAGGGCTTTTTTGTGCCTATATTTTACAAAATGATAGCATATTCATGTGTTTTGCTTACACATAAAAGTGTTGAGGCG